CATTGACGATTGGCGCACGTTTAGGAGTACAGAATAATGCCAAAATGTTATCAGCTTATTGGAGTACCTGGTTCAGGTAAAAGTACTTGGTATAAAAACCAAGACTGGCTTGGCGAAGATAAAAAAGATCACAAGTATGTTTCTACAGACCAGCATGTTGAAGGATATGCTCAAGATCAAGGTAAGACCTACAGTGAGGTATTTGAAGAATACATGCCCACTGCTGTCAAACAAATGATGATTAATGTAAACATGGCCTCAGCACTTCAGATGGACATTGTTTGGGATCAAACTAGCACTACTGTTAAAAGTCGTATTAGGAAGTTTAATGCTTTACCAGACTACGAGCATATTGCTGTAGTGTTTGAAACACCAAACAGAATTGAATTAAAGCGTAGATTGGACAGTAGACCAGGAAAAGAAATACCGTGGGTAGTAGTTGAAGGAATGTTGGCAAGTTTTGAAATGCCCACAGAGGATGAAGGCTTTAAAGAAATTTGGTATACTTGACAAGATCAAGTTTTAGTGTTATAATACTATCAAACAATGAAAGGAGTGAATATGCCAAGTGTATTTTTAGTTAGCGATACGCATTTTGGTCACATGGGCGTATGTCGCTTCATGCGTAATGACGGTGTGACAAAGTTACGTCCCTGGGACTCTGCCGAGGAAATGGACGAAGCTATGGTCAAGGCTTGGAACGAAACTGTCAAGCCCACCGACAAAGTCTATCATTTGGGTGATGTTGTTATTAACCGTAGGGCGTTGCCCACGTTGGCCCGATTGAACGGTGATAAGGTTTTGATCCGAGGTAATCACGATATCTTCCGTGATGACGAGTATAGACAATACTTCCGTGAGTTGCGGGCATATCATGTTATGAACGGAATGATCTTGAGTCATATCCCTGTTCATAGCGATAGCTTAGGTCGTTTTGGTACCAACATTCATGGTCATACTCACGCTAACCGCGTGAAGAAGGCACAGGGAGTTGACGCACGTACAGGAGAAATCTTGTACAGCCACGAAAACGATGTTCGATATCATTGCGTGTGCGTAGAGCAAACTGACTTCCGTCCTATCTTGTTTGAAGATGTCATCAAACGAATTGAGGCTGAAGGCGGTAGTGTTGGGTTTAGAAATGGGAATGGACCTACGATGTAACTCTTGACCTTTGCTATAGTTTCATGTATAATATATTGTGGCTGTAAGCAAATGGCAGAGCTCCCAAAGTTTCCGGACTGCGGGGACAGGAACTAGACATAGTCTCAGTCCTTGTAGGTTCAAATCCTACCAGCCACACCAGATTAATTGTAAATAGAGTTATGCCGGATTAGCACAGCGGTAGTGCAATCGCCTTGTAAGCGATAGGTCGTCTGTTCGAACCAGACATCTGGCACCAGATATCGGTCCTTGGTGAAATGGATATCATTTCGGTCTTCGAAACCGACGGTGGGAGTTCGATCCTCTCAGGACCGGCCATAATAAAAATTATATGAAACAGAAGTTTATAGATCTATACATGGATTGGGCCAAGCGTACAGCAGAGCTTAGTCACGCTCGTAGACTACAAGTAGGTGCTGTTATTGTCAAAGACGATAGTGTTATTAGTTACGGATACAATGGTATGCCCGCAGGTTGGGACAATGATTGTGAATATGTTTTCACACATCCACAAACTAAAATTGATGAGTTAGTTACTCGTAAGGAAGTATTACATGCAGAATCTAATGCGATTGCTAAATTGGCTAAATCTACGAACAGCGGTATGGGCGCTACTATGTTTATTACCCATGCTCCATGTATGGAATGTGCCAAACTTATATACCAAAGTGGTATTAGCAGTGTTCTATATAGGGACGCTTACAGGGATACTAGTGGCGTTACGTTTCTCGAAAAATCGGGAGTAACAGTAACACAGTTAAGTACATAGTTAATAGGAAAAACTATTTCGATAATTAAGATTATACTCGGAATATATATGAATCTAGCTCAAAACTTTAATTGGAGCGAAATGACCCGTAACAGTCTGATAGACTTGTTATGCTTTCTTGAAGATAAAATAGTTAATGTTAATCTATCAAATGAAGAATTTCATAAAATCGTAGGCGCCCATATTAGAAAATATCTTCCGTTACGTACAAAAAAAGGATACTACCCGGATAAGAAAATAGGACCCCCGGCTATAGCAGGGTGCTATTACAGTGATTATGATCGCTGTCGAGAAAAAAGTATCGAAATAATTATTTTATATAATCAAAAAAACACACACATACGTTATACTCGTCATTCTTTCCTAAGATTCTGTACCATATTTGCTGATACAGTATTACATGAAGTAATACATATGAGACAATACAGGAAACGGAAATTCAAAGCTTTGCCAGACTATGCTAGTACAGCGAAGAAAACCAAACAGCGAGAAGAGCAACAGTATCTAGGTAACTCAGATGAAGTAGATGCTTATAGCTTTAACATCGCTTGCGAACTTAACGACAAGTTCCAAGGTCACAAATCCCAAATAATACAACATTTAAACAAAAATCAAAAAGGAACTAGATGCCGGGCAGACTGTTGGCTCATGTATCTAAAAGCATTCAATCATGATCATAATCATAGGATCATCAAACGTGTCAAGAAGCGTGTGACTTACTATTTGAACCGGAGCCAGGTTGAAAAACCCTTCCAGAAAAAAGATTGGATAACCCATTGACATAAAGTATTGTATATGCTATACTGTTAGTATAGGAGTTGTACAATGACATTACATCAAGTTATGATAGCTGCCAAAAGCAGAGTATGCGGCGGCACTGAATACCAGTGGCAGTGTTATGGATCTGATGCTAGATTTATAGACTTTTGCGATACTGACAGGTTAGAATATTGCTCAGTAGTATTCGATACTAAAACCCAGACGGTATATGAATTAACGGTTAACGTACCTGGATATGATCAAGCATTCGTATGGCGTAATCCAGATTTTGAAAACAGCTATCTATCCGAATGTCAAACAAGAAATATCGAACCAAATACTGCTTGGGATGACGTTATGTATAAAATCGTTGATGAGAAAACTATACTAGAATATATCAAAGATGTCGGCGAAACTTATTACGATAATTTGCCGATTCCGCCAGAAAAGTCTAATAGTAGGTCCAAGAACCAACCTGATCAGGCTAAAATAAAATAATTAATATGTATATACTTAACCTGGTATTATAAAATCACAAAAGGAAAAAAATGAAAAACAAAGGTAAACTAAACATACCAAGTCGTCCGGCACCCAAGGCCGCACCTGTAACACAGTTCACTCCGAGTGGACAGCCAGCAGGGCAATTTAATCCTGGTGGACAACCAATGATGCCACAGGGTCAGAGACCAAGTGTTATGATCGCTGTTCCAGCTATGGAAATGGTTAACGCAGAGTTCGCACAACACCTAGCAATGGCAGCAGCCAATATGGTAGCCAACGGAATCCGCATTAACTGTGCTTTCAATATCGGGTCAGTCATTACGATCGCTCGACGGAATCTAGTTGACATCTTTTTAAAGAGCGACTTCGATTATATTTGGTGGTGCGATAGTGATATGAAATTCCCAGTCGATGCTCCTCTTCGTTTGTTAGCACGTCAGAAAGACATCGTTGGTGTTAACTATCGTCGTCGTCGTTTCCCTAATGCTAACTTTACTGGTATGATGGGTCGTGCCGGAACATTTACTGAGTTCCAGACCACAGACAATAGTCCAGCTATGGAATTGATCGATGTACTACCACATGGATGTGTTATGGTCAAACGTGAAGTCTACGAAAAGATTCCTCAGCCACACTACCTACAAGAGTATATTCCATCACTAAACTTAGAAATCGGTGAAGATATATTTTTCTGCCAACAGGCACAAAAAGCGGGTTACCAGGTATGGTGCGATCAAGAATTGAGTAGAGAAACAGCTCACATCGGGATCTTCCACTTTAACTATAACCTATCAGTTCAACAATAACCAAGGAACTAGAATGTTCGAAAGTATCGAAATACGTAAAGTGGAAAATGGAGTAATCGTTACTCTGCGTAACGATGAGCAGGACCTAGAGTACGTTTATGATACAGATCGTAAAGCTCTTAAATTCATCAAAGACTTGCTCGATATCAAAATCAAAGAAAAGATCCCAGCATGATAGTTAAGAAAAAATATAATATAGGCGACATTGTGTGGATCTATGGTATTAATCGAAACAATATCAAATCCACACAAGGTATCGTAATTAAAAAATTTACGATAGATTACAAAAATTACAACAACGAAGAACCTCACTATCTCATCGAAGTTCCGACTGAAATTGAGCCGTTGTTAGAAGTTCGTACCTGGCATACTATTAGTCAGACCAAAGACGGTCATGTTGGTAGCATACGTGAAACATTTATTGATCATGACGCTGCCCTTAAAATGTTAGCTAGAGTCGGAATGGATGTTGTTTCATCGGAAGAATTTGTAGGTGACGGACATGATGGTATGGGAACCACTTCAGAAGAATTTGATAGGTATTATGAGAATATGGTTGACGAAGAGGATGATATTGATCCAAATCTAATCCATGCTGCCATGGAACGTTCTCAACAATCATCAGTCCTACCTCCTTTGAATCTTAAAGATCCTAGACCTAAAAAACGACATTTCACAAGAAAGAAAAAAGTTTGATAGTATTCAGCGAGTTAGATAAAATAGTGTCTAAGTGGGTTAATATGTATGATTCTGTCATCAAGCCTACACTTCATCGACGGGCTCACGGACCAAACTATTGGTATCGACTACAGCTCGTAGAAGAGCATGACGATGACATTAGGTTAGCCGCTCCTGCTAAATTAGATAACTGTGTCCAGTGGACCGAGGACAAATTGAAAGAATGGCCCGAATGCCATCGGAAAGCATGGGATATTTGGGATTTCAAACATCGTAAAGATGCTGAAAAATTTATAACAATGTTTTACCTAAGATGGGCTCAGTAAGGTGGAAGGTAGTCGATAAAGACGGTCAACGTATCGTCGAAGAGATTCACAAAGTAGTTGTGCATAGATTTACGATGGGCGATGTTGACGATCCAGACTTGTATGCCGCCCACCCGTTAAGTGAATGGCAAGAATCGCCCGCTGGCCAATTTGTAACGAAACATGCTATAGATACACCCGAATGGCATAGGCAGCTTGATCACTTTAGTTACGGACATCAATACGCTATAGTAGCAAAGTTAGAAATGAAAAGACTATCAGAGTTCTATTTGAGATTTAAGATTTGACAACAATTTAAAAATCTAGTATAATTATTTCATGGAGATTAACATGATTCCAAAAGTAGGCAGTAGATGGATAGCTCAGGGTAGCTATGTAACATTTCGAGTGTTACACATAGTTGAATTAGATGGACATACATGGGTACACTACTGTAACGAAGACAACGGTGAGAAAAAATACAGTTGTTATGTTGAAAGTTTTTTAGAAAGATTTAGAGAAACTGTAAGCAGTTAAAAAAATTATGAGATCACATTATTGGACATGTTCAAAATTCGCAGACTGGATTCGTGGAACCAAAAAACTCAGCATGGGCACTAGTGAGGAATGGGACGAATGGACTACCCAAGCACAGATGAAACACAACTTTCGTTACTGGCTGGCCGAGGAAGGACTTGACTACATTCAAAAATTTGTTTACTATATACCAGATCGATTAAATGACATACGCTATTATATTAACAATCGCTGGGTTTCTCACAGCCACGCTCTTACCGCACATGCTCGAGACATCAGGCCAGGCAGTTGGTGTGATATTGGCAATCGCTTTCTTCCTTGTATGTTCAACGAGCTTGTGGATTTTGTTGAAGTAGAACAAGCATGGCATTACTGTATCTGGAGTGATGAAAACCGAAAAGAATTTGAAGTACCATGGTGGCGCAGTGGATGGCTACGCTGGCGTACTTGGCGCAGCCCAGAAGCTGGCTTAGCCTATTTGACTTGGGCAAGCACCCTTACTAATAAAGAGTTTCTCCAAGAAGGTGAAAAAGAAGAGCCAACATACCAAGCTAAAGCCGCTAAAGAAATTATTGAACTATATAATTGGTGGACTGTTATCTATCCAAATCGTCCCGACCCGTATGATGCAAGTGGATGGACTGACTATTGTGAAGCTAGTCGTGCGGCCAACGGTGGAAGTCTTTGGGGAAGTTTGAGTACAGATAAAACACCCGAACTTAAAAAGATGAGCACTAAATCACATAATCTTCTTCGAAAGATTGAAGCGGCCTACGAAAAGGAAGATGAGCAAATGATGATCAGATTAATCCGTATCAGAGGTTCACTATGGACTTGATTACACAATTTCCTGCTGAAGGCATAATGAAAACCAATGACTGGGGTAACTCAAAAGTTTATCGCGTTGCCTGTACATGCGGTGATGAAAATCACACACACAATGTATGGATCGAAGCGGATGATCATGATGTAACTGTTACGGTGTATACTACCACAACGAGCAATTTTTGGTCTAAGACACGGTGGTATCATCTCTGGACTTTACTTACTCGAGGATATGTTGATACTGAATCCACTGTATGTATGACCAAACAACAGGCTCTTAATTATTCCGAAACTTTAAAGAATGCCATTGACGATGTCGAACAATTTCGAAAAAACAAAAGTAGCCAGTAGTCCTGAACGTCATACTTTCCAATTAGAGGGCGCAAGGAAACGTGCTGCCGAAGATGGAACGGAAGTTCCGGAGTTTTATGAAAACTTTTGGAAGACAGCCAAACAGCATGATGAAGAAAATCTAGTTGATCCGGCTTGGCAAAAAGACAACATGGAGTATGATCTCCGTAGTACCAAATGGATCTGTGACAAAGTCAAAGCCAGTGACGCATATGCTCAAAACTTATACGCAGCCATGTGTAATATGCAGTTTATCAAATTGGATGTTATACCTATCCTAAAAAATCAACGTTGGAGTGCCAGTTGGCGTCACAGTGGTGGTATAATTTCCGACATGCAGGAAAAGGGTGACTACATCGAATGGTACTGTAGTGGTATGGAAGGGCTTGTTGGTGATTGGGATAAAGATAGTGAAACGTTTGAACAGTGGCAGGCTCGAACCAAGTATGTTCCAGAAGGAACTGTTACTGACGAAATTAGGGAAGATTTGAAAACACTAGGCTGGGTTGCAGTCGAATGGGAAGAGGAAAATTAAAATGGATCAAGCAGCAATTTGGTTAGCAGGCAGTATCTTGGTGATGCTGGGGCTTATTATCATCACCGCAGGTATTGTTGCTATCAACAACATCTTACACAAATATTGGAAACCTGTTAAAATATTCACACCGGATAGTTGGAAGGGATTCCATCCTCCACAACAACAATTCATCCACGAACGTGAGTTTGAAAGAGTTGCTACGTCTTTCGAAAAAGAGCCTACAAAGAAATAAATCATGACTAAGGCAGTAGAACTGTCGCTCAAGCAATGGGCTGAGATACATAATCTCATTGCCAAACATTATCCACATAGTGTGTTGTTAATACGCAACAGAATGAAGGAAGTGCTGGGATTCACTGTACGCAGACACACAGAATGGATCAAATATAATGGCGAGGATCACAATTATCTCCCTCGACATTTATACAGAGAACAGATACATTTAGACTTTTACGATGAGCCGAAACGTACTATGTTTTTATTGAGATATTCGGATATAATTGGTAAAACCTCTCTTGACAGCGACATAGAATAGCTGTATAATTACTATATTGAAACAGCAACACTAGGAGCAATTTATGGCAACAGTAGCAGGTATTAAAATTAAGACCAAGCCCGCAGTCAAAGCGCCCGCTAAGACACGTATCACATCGCAGTCTGTACGCGAAAACGCCAAGCGTGATTACAGTCCCAAGTGGGATGATATCGAAAACATGACTGCTAGCGAATACACATCTAAGTTCCGTGAAGCAATGAAATACTATCGTTTGGAAAGTTCCGGCAAAGAACTCAAGCCAAAGGTCATCGACTGGATGGGTCGTAACGATTACAGCCGCGATGAGATTAACACATTTAAGAAGACTAAAGACTTTCGTTGTCACTTGACCATGGGTGCTATCGCGGCTTGCCTGATTAGAGGTATGCCTGATGTTAGAACAGGATTTAATGAAAATCGCAGTGCCGGAGAGTGGTTGCGTAAAGAAATCGACACTGTTCTCGAAAAAGGCAAAGATGACGTCGAGGAAGCGGTTGTTGATCCCAAGCAGACTAATGCGGTCGCTCCTGTGCCAAACATCCAAGATCGTATCCGCGAACAAGCAGGCCAGATGAGCGAAGAGATCGACTATGCTATTGACAGCTGGATTACAGATCCAGAAGCATTCGATCCCAAAGCATTCAAAATGGTTAGCCTATTGCGTGGTAAGGGTGCCAAGGCAGCACAGGCTCGTTACATTAAAGGCTTCTTTGCTAACGGACTGGCAGAACTTCAAGAGCTGGCTAGCGGCAATGCTGATGAACAGTTGCGTGAAGGTTATAAATTTGCCAGCCGCAAGAACATCAAGAAATTGATTGAGTTTTACGAAAGTATCGCACAGGCCTGTGAGCAGATCGCCGCAGAAGCTAAAGTGATGAAGAAGCCACGTGCCAAAAAGATTAAACCGGCAGAGGAATTAGTCAAGAAGATCAAATTCAAAATGACTGATGACAAGTTGGGCGTGACGTCAGTGCCGGCGGCGGGATTGATCGGTGCCCAGGCCGCTATCGTTTACAATGCCAAGACACGCAAGATTGGCATGTATATCGCTAAAACTTCAGCAGGACTTGGTGTCAAAGGTACTAGCATTATTGACTTTACTGATAAATCAGTACAGAAGACGTTGCGTAAGCCTGCGGAACAGTTGAAGGACTTCAAACTTCAAAATACGCAACGGCGTATTGAGACTTGGTTGAGTTCCATCAAGGCCACTGATACTGTATTGAACGGACGCATGAACGCAGATATCATGATTTTGAAAGTGTTCAAGTGATAAAACGAGATATCATATTATCGGTACGTGAAATGATGGACCGTCATTTCACAGTATCGGATATGGCGGCTAAGCTTAACATCAGTGTTGAGATGGTACAACAAGCGATAGGTCTAATTAATAATTTGTTAACATAGGAATAGATATGACATTGCCTGATGAACGATATCGAGCAGTAGTACAGACTCGAAGATTCTTATTGGATCTTTGTAATAGTGAACATACACCTAGGGTACCCAAATTAATACGGGACACGGCACGTAGCATGTTGAGGCACTATCCTACTCAATACGATATGGAAATGATTGCAGACAAAGCACCTGAAATATTTCAAGAACGTATGGAACCTTTATATCGTATGGTTAAGAAATACGATATGGAAAAGAAAAAAGAATCGGAATAGAAAGAATGATATGAAAATCGGCCTAAGTTATAGCAGATGTATTCTCGACATCGTCGAGGGTCGTGTAGACATCGGCGATGTATTAGTAGTTATTGCCCGCACCGACTTTGATCCCAACGATGACACACAATGGAAGGGAATTTGGGAAGGATATTGCTACGGCGGCCTTAGTGCTCCTGAATGGGGTGCTTATGATGTACATAATAAGGAAGATGAAGCCAAGTTCCGTAATGTAACTTGTGATCTTTGGAAGCAAGGTAAGTTCCATCAACCTCGCAAGTTTGGAGCACATCCTCGTCGACGTCCTGAATATTGGCTGGAGACCTGTTTGCCAAGCACTGAGTTGGAACGTAATCCAGCAGCCAAGATCGCTTGGAATAGTTTCCAGGTAGTTGCTGGATTGACCAATGTAAAATTAGATAAGGAGTACCGATGATTAAAGAATATATCAATATTGTCGAAACTGCTATTCTAGCAGAAAATGCCGTACAGAAATTTGCCAGTGCAGCACACGAAGAATGGCGCAAGAACTTTGATCCCACTGGGACTAAACCACGCATTAAGAAAAACAGCGACGGTACAGAAGGTGATATCAATGTTCCGTTTGATCAATTACATCCAGACTGGCAACGAGAAAATCTAGCCGCAGGCAGGGCTGCTGAACAGGCTGTAAAGCAATTTCCTAATGATATCGAAAAAGCCGCAGAGTATATCCATATTGAATGGATGAAGCGTAATCCCAAGGCTGACTATAACGCGGTACAACATGTACCATATGATCAATTGCCCGAAGATGAAAAAGAAAAAGATCGTGTACATGTACGTACAATGATGAACCTACTAGGAAACAAGGATTATCAATAAAGGATTATACAGGAAGTTTGATTGCCCTATACCCTTTATAAAGTTTTCCTTGTTTACCTTTTGCTAACAAAGATGCGTAGGTTAAATTATGTGATTTGCAAAATTGTCTAAGTTCTAATCTATTAAAATTGTAAGAGTCATTATTGGGACAAATAATCGTAAAACGAATATCATCAGATGCAAATTGTTTTGCTCTTGCTAATTTAAGTTTTTCTCTGGTTTCTACAGTTATCTGTTTTCCAATTTTACTATTTCTTAATTTTTCCTTTGATTCCTTAGACATAGGAGTGTAAATCCTATTTTTTCTGCTATTGGCTAAATTTTGTCTTGCTTGCTCAGAACACGGTCTACCTTTATTAGTTCCTTTAGGACTTCCGCCATCCAGGCCATTTTCAGGCATTAAATTAGCCCACTCTTCAGATTCAACAATGTTATTTTCCTTAGAAAAATTTAGAGCAAATTCCACTAATTCAGGTTTACTTGTAAATAATCGACTCCATACTGTCTTTACTGTATTTCCGTGAACAGCAATATGATTAACCCATCGTTTTCCAGATCCTTTATATTTTTCAGGATTCCGCGTAGTCTTTCCAAAATATTTTAAACCAGTGACAGTATGTTGTTTAATATATAGCCAAGTTGGTTTAATAAGTTCTTGATTTTGTTGTTGTATCATAGTATAATATTATTTGTTTATTTATTTTAAAAAGGATTTTTATGACACTTGTACCAATGGTGGTCGAGAAGACCGGACAAGGTGAACGTGCCTTTGATATTTTTAGTCGGTTGCTTAATGAACGCATCGTATTCCTAAATGGCGGAGTAGACGATCACAGCAGTAATCTTATTGTAGCACAGATGCTACATTTAGAGAGTGCCGATTCCGAGAAAGATATTCACTTTTACATCAACAGTCCAGGAGGTGTGATCACCAGCGGTATGGCTATCTATGATGTTATGCAGTTTGTCAAGCCAGATGTATGTACCTACGTTATGGGCCAGGCCTGCTCTATGGGTAGTTTCCTAGCACAAGCAGGTGCCAAGGGCAAGCGTTACATACTTCCACATGCTCGACATATGATCCATCAGCCTTCGGGCGGTGCTCGAGGTATGCAAAGTGATATCGAGATCCAATACAAAGAAATCACTCAGATGAAAAAGATGCTGACTGAGCTGTATGTCAAACACAATACAGCGGGTAAGACCTATGCTGAATTTGAACGTGATATGGATCGTGATACATTTATGTCAGCTGAAGAAGCACTAGTGTACGGATTAGTAGATCAAGTGGTCGAAAAGCGTATTCCAAGTTAACGAGCAGATTGTAGTCCAACTAAATAGTAGAAACACTCGCACAATGGTGCGGGACTGTGAACTACTATACGGACTACAAAATGGTAAAAACATTCGACTATCAAGAATTAGGCAACGTTACAAGGGACAAGTTAGCCCTTAATCCTGGAGATTTGACCGGAGATTTAATATCCGGCGGAACGATTTCAAACTTTTCTAGCACAGGAATCAGTGATAAATCTACCAAACAAACACTAGTAGTAGAAGACGATAAACTTACCGTAAAGTCTATTTGTCTAGAATCTGTAGAAAGCGGATTCAGCGTTCGTGGGGATGTCAAAGTGTACGGAGTTCTAGATGCATCTATAGTTAGAACTAACGAAATTTATTCACACAGAAAGTATGATCAGCAGTTTTTAGAATTTGCCAATCCTAGTGGAGAAGCAGTTAATACAGGATTGCTATGGGGTGGTGGTCAATACAACAGACTTTTTATCTTCAAACAAGATACAGATAGATTTTTCTCAAGCGAAAACCTCGATCTCGATTCTAATAAAGAATACCTGATAGATAATAGCAGTGTATTATCAAGAAATGCGCTAGGAAGGACTGTTGTCAACAGTAATTTACAAACAGTAGGAACGTTACAAAAATTATCGGTAGCAGGATCCGTTAACGTAAATGACTTTATACATTTTAATCCAGTTAGCCAAAGGCTCAGTCTTGGAACAGAAGATGCCAATGGCATACTTACAATATACGATTACGACAACGATGTTGAACTAATATTCAGTGGCAAGGATAACAGTCGTGGCATTATTGGAACGTTTAATACCAAAGGGCTTGAACTAGTAACAGATCACCAAACTCGTCTTAGCATCGAACCAGGCGGCGATATCACATTAGGTGTTGAACAAAAAGACAGCACAGTAACCAGAGTCTACGGAAAACTCAGCGTAGGTGTTAAAAATCCACGAGAAAGTTTTGAAGTAGTTGGAAATATACGTTGGGCCAATAAACTGTTTTCTATAGGAAACTCGGCTCCCACAAATGGCAATTTCACACAGGGCGATATCGTATGGAACTCAGATCCAAAGGAAGGCGCTTATATTGGTTGGGTATGTGTATCGGGAGGCGCTCCTGGACAATGGAAGCCATTTGGTTCAATAGCAGGTTGACAACTGTTAAATAATTCCGTATAATATATCATCGGCCTAGGCGTCATCCCGATTCATAAACTCTGCCGCCATTGCTAATCTTAAGGAGACACAATGGCAAAATTTTACTCAACAAAACATTACGGGCATAATATCGGACTTAGTGCCGTATTCCGTCAACCTAACGCAGACCACAGTCACTGTCATTTACTACACGGTTACAGTCTAGCGTTTACATTCACATTTGGATGTGACACATTAGACAACAAGAACTGGGCTGTAGACTTTGGCGGGCTTAAATCGCTCAAGGCATGGTTAGAAGATCATTTTGATCACAAATTGGCATTAGATAAAGCAGATCCACACTTGGCCAAATTCCAAGAACTAGAAGCATTGGATCTAGCAGAGATTAGAATATTCGATGGTGTTGGAGCAGAAAAGTTTGCGGAACACGCTTTCAATTTCGCCGATAAGTTGATTCGAGAAAATACTAACAATCGTTGCTATTGCGTAAGGGTAGAATGTGCAGAACACGGTGCTAACTCAGCTATCTACGAAGGCTAAAAGTATTTGGCGCATTTGGGCCAAAGCATTAGGTGAAAAAACGGGTGCTACCGACCAGGAAGCTGATAGGGTAGCACTGGTTCGTACAGCCATCGTACTAACATATATTATTACCAATCTGTTTATTGTTGCTGGGGTGATCCGGCATTGGTAAATCTTTGGATTTTAAATATTTGACAAAACCACTTATTTCATGTTATACTATATTCATGAGTAAGAGGAGCATTAAATGACATCAACAGCAACATCTTGGACGGTAACCTTAGAAGAAGATCCAGAAACTGGAGAACTTATATTACCGTTTCCGTCTGATTTTCTAGAGATACAAGGTTGGAAAGAAGGCGACACACTCGAATGGGTCGAATCTGATAACGGATCTTGGATCATCCAGAAAGCCAAAAGTGAAAAATAAACTACTAATTTTGTTGATCTCAATACTAGCAGGATGTGCCCAAACACACTTGTCCACCGTCGACGAAGCATCAAAAGTCCCCGAGGATTGTTTGAACAAAAAACAAATTATCGAATGGCTGGAAACACAATCACAAATTCAATTTAAATCAACTCCACTATCAGAAAGAGAATATGCTAAACAATTATCGGCCATTAAAGAAAAAATGTGGCGCATTCGTTATCGTTGTCAGCCTCTTTGAACTTGTAGGATGTGCCGCCCCGGCCTTTCGAGAGAAGATAGATGTTTACAATTACAAATTAAGTTGCGATAACCGTGAAGAACAACGGGCGTTTCTTCTAGAGTTAAGAAATACTGCGGTATCTGAAAAAGACAAGGCCTGGTTTGATACTAGTTTTAATTGGTATACTGAAGATCGAGAATATAAAACTGCTCTGGCAGACGGACGAGTAATACGAGATATTGATGCTAAACTCTTTAGTTTGGAACATATGACATGCAAAAAAACAAACAAAAAATTAGACAAACCGCAATAATTGCCTTGTTGTTGCCCGCATCTGTGTGGGCGCAAGAATGTGTTATACAGCAAAAGACTGTTACTAATCAAACGGCTGTAATCATCAAGCAGATTAATGAAATCAAACGTGATGTTATTCCTTGGGGCACTAACCAAAAGAAATGTATCGTTAACTTCAAAGCACTCGTCGATGATCGGTGGCACATGGCTAGTGGAGAATATATTTGGGACGGAGATAAGCCTGTTAGTGAGGCATGTGGAGTAGCTGTGGCCAGGGCAAAAAAAGACTTGACACAAACGGTAAAACCTGCTAATATAGTAAATGAAGACGTGGTAATCTGTAGAGATGACACTAATCAAACAGATATTAGGGTAACGCAAGTTGGTAATCTAGTTGATATAGCACAGTTGAAGCCTCATCCAGATTATCCAAACAAGTTTTATCATAATGGCGCAGAGTGTAGGTGGTTCTTAGATATTGGATGGACTGGTAGAGACATCCGCCAATACCGAGGCATCGCATGTAAGTTAGAAGCAGGTAAGTGGGTAGTAGTTGATAAGTTTTAACACACAGAGAAAGGTAGATTATGAAATCGTTTGTTATGGGGACAATCTTTGGATTGGTCCTGGCCACTGTTGGATTTAGCGGTATCGCTCGTATGCTAGATCACGGAGTTGAAAAAGTTAAGATAGAGTCTAAGGAGTTGGCAAAATGAAGATTTTTGTAGCACTTATGTTGATTAGTACGCTGGCCGCTTGTTCAACTGTTGCAGGTATGGGCAAGGATCTTACATCAACTGCCGAATGGACTAAAGAAAAAATGGGGAGTTCAAAATGAAGAAGTTTTATATATTGTTACCAATCGTGATCTCGATCGCTGCCTGTAGCAGTACACCTAGCGATCCTTATTCTAAACGTGCCGAAGTTGAGCGCGAACGCCGAGAAAAGGCAGTTGACAGTGCTATCGACAAAGCTCCCAAGTGGATGACCGAAGTGCCTAAGAGTACTGGAGCGGTTTATGCTAATGGCACCGCTGTTAGCGGTGACTTCTCTATGGCAGATGAAAAAGCCAAAGTTATCGCTTTTGGTAAGATCTGTATGGCCGCAGGCGGCGAAGTTGACAAACAAAGCCGTGTATTCATATCCGACATCGGAGGTACAACTACTGAAACCTCAGAGGCAGCTATTCGCTCTATGTGCCGTAAGGTAGACGTAACAGGCGCAGAGATCGCTGAGATCAAGCGTGTCAGTGAAAATGGTCGCTTCCGTACTTACGTATTGGTCGCTTTGCCTATGGGTGATGCTAACATTCTGCGTAAGGCTAAAGTACAAGAAGAATTATATAAAAACACAACTAATCGCGCTACAGATGCTTTTAAGGAACTGGATGCCGCAACAACCCGTTAAGAGAATTGGCTTTGCCTGTAAGTGGATCGATCACGCAGGCCAAGTCGATGGCATTAGTGCCAAGGATGATGCCAAGAAATATAATACAGGTAGTACCACCGTTGCCTGGTTAAATAGACAGAGTAAGGATGTTGCAGAACAAAAACTCTGGGACCTTATGGTAGGTAATATTGAAAGCACTAGATTGCTAGTGGAAAGAGTGGGACAACTTGATCAAAATCTTAGGATGGTTCGCCTTAGTAGCGATTTGCTGCCTGTTTATACCCAATCTGATTGGAGTTATTTTTGGCGTCGCGTCGACGTTCGCGATTATTGCCAGCGCCATTTTCTCGCTATTGGCGATAGTGCTCGTAGGAGCAATACCCGTCTTAGTTTTCATCCTGGTCAGTTTACTGTTCTTGCCTCTGTTAATCCTGGTATTGTCGACAGGAGCATAGATGAGTTTGAATATCACGCCGATCTTGCCCGTTACATGGGTTTTGGCACAACATTCCAAGATCTTAAGATCAACGTCCACATATCAGGTAAAGAAGGCCCTGACGGCATACGAAGAGCATATGCCCGACTTAGCCCCGAAGCAAGAAACTGCATCACAATCGAAAACGAAGAAAACGCCTGGGGACTAGATGACTGTCTTGCGCTCACTGATATATTACCTATCGTCCTTGACGTACACCATAATTGGATCAACTCGGGCAAATATATTTCCCCTAATGATCCGCGTGTTGGATTGGTTGTTGATAGTTGGCGCGGGATCCGTCCTACTATGCATTACAGTCTTAGCCGCGAAGATGTACTCCCAGGCTTTTCCACTGTTGATCGCCCAGAGTTGGAGCCTCTGTTAGAGTCGGGATACAAAAAGCAGAAACTCAGAGCACATTCTGATTTCTACTGGAATACAGCAGTAAATGAATGGGCACTGAGTTTTTTGGATCGATTCGACATCATGTGCGAATCTAAAGGTAAAAATTTAGCTAGCTTCGCATTACACAAGCAAGCTAAACAATTAGGCCTTCTTTGATCTGGCTGCAGTTGTTTTAGCAGGTTTAACCACTGTTAATTTAGGAGCCTTGGCTTTTGCCGGGGCTTTTTCTTTGACCGCTTTAACAGGCGCTACCTTAGGACTACGTGGCTTACGTGGCTTCTTAGCAGGTGATGCTTCTACTACTACCGGTGCTGCTTCAGGAACATATGGAATTGGTGTTGTTGCGATAGGATCCGGTACCTTGTATGGCGCAATCACTGCATCTAGTGGATGTTCGAATTTACTTTCAACGGCCGGTTTACCTACGAAGAATTCTTTAATTTTTTTAAACATGATTCATTTCCTTTAAGAATTAAATGATACTATTATTTACCTCTACATAAAAACAGGCAACATTTTTACTCATCTATAAATACTCATATGAAAAATCAGATTCAGCAATTGATAGCCGTTATTAACGAAGCAGAGCATAGGAAAGAAAAGTTGGTCTTAGAGTCTCTGCCTTATGATCGTATAGATCTAGAGCCTGTTATGAGCAAAGAAACTATAGATTATCACTTTAGCTCGTTGGCCAAAGGATATGTAGATCGGTATAACAAGGGAGAAGGCGATGCCGACTTTAATCAAGCAGGAGCATTCTTACATAATATATTTTTTCCACAATTTAAATCTCCATCCGGGAGCAATAAACCGTTTGGCGTCAGTATGGAATTTATCGATAAACATTTTAGTAGTTTTGACAAAGTTAAAAACGAGTTTGAAAAAACTGCCATGTCTATACAAGGGTCGGGATGGGTATATCTATCTCGAAGCGGCCAGATCAAAACTATTAAAAATCATCAAATTAAAAATGACATAGTGTTATTAGTAGACTGGTGGGAACACGCATGGGCTTTAGATTATCAGAGCAAAAAAGACAAGTACCTTAGAAACATATGGAGGATTATAGATTGGTCAGTAATCAATGACAGATTAAATAACTTTTCGTAAACATTGACTTCAGTGTTATAATAAACTACAATAAAAACATGTTAAAAATAAAAAACGTATCTGCTCTAATAGATACAAGTGAAGTTTTAAAAAATATCAATTTAGAAATAAAGCCGAACGAGATCCATGCTATCATAGGTCCTAAGGGTAGTGGCAAGAGTGCTTTAGCGCATCTAATCCAAGGTAATCATCTTGTCGCCCAGACAGAAGGTACGATACATTTCAATAATAAAAATATTAATAAATTGCCCGCTCATAAGCGCAGTAGATTAGGAATCTTTACTAGTTTCCAATATCCTGTAGAGATAGAAGGGCTTACCAATCTAGAAATGATTAGAGCCACCTTCGAAAGTAAAACAGGAGGTAAATTTACATCTACATTAGAAGAGTCATACCGAAGACTTGTAGCAGTATTAGGGCTAAGACATGATTTTCCTGATGATATAGTAAACAATATCGATAGTTCACCCGATGAATGTAAGAAGAACGAAATCATTCAGATGGCGTTATTACAGCCCGACCTCGTAATATTAGACGAACTCGAAGTCGATCTTGAAAAAACAGCACTAGAGGCAATCGTGCTAATACTTAAAGAATATATAAACAACAATAGTAAATCACTTATCTTAATGACTCAAAACACAGATCTTCTAGATCAAATCCCCCCGGACCGCATACACATCCTTGTAAATGGTGAGATTCGCGAACAAGGGGGCGCAGAACTATATAAAAGGATTATAGAAGATGGCGATAAACAGTTTTCTTAAAGTAGAGAAAGGTGATCCAGATTGGCAATTTAGTCCAGAGCAATACTTTGGAAAAGAGGTCAAGATCATCGATGCCAGTAATATTGAGATGGCAAGAAATCATAAAGAGCAGATGGTCCTTAGGCAAAATCCTACCGATAAGGGATTAGTCGCGAAGCACATAAGGATAGAACTAAAAGAAAGTTCCGAATTAGATCTTATCATAATAAATGATTTAGACAGTCATTTACAACAAATATTCTTATATGATATCATCCTTAACGAAGGAAGTAGTATAAATTTTGGTATATTTGCTCATGGTGGAAAGTTTAATAAGCACATAATACAAGTGGCCCAACAGTCAGGCAGCAATTTCAATGCCTTTGGCCTCATAGCCAACTCAAACGGCGGGGACACCGAATTAATTACAAAAACCGTACATCAGCATCCATATAGTAAAAGTAGGCAGTTAATATTAGGAAGGGCTGGTCCACGTAGTCAAACTGTTTTCCAAGGTATGGTAATATTAAATGAAGACAGCGTAGGGGGTGAAACCAGTGTAGAAAATATGAATCTGATCACAGGACCCAAGGGTAGATGTTTCAGCAAACCTGAAATTTATACCAACTGCGACGGTATTAAATCGCATATGGGTAGCATTACTGAGAATATCAGCGATGAAAAAATCTATTACCTACAATCAAGAGGATTAGAACCAAAAGTTGCTGCTAGCACCATTATATCTAGCTTCCAGAATCAAGTTATAGATTTACTACAATTCGACGATCTTAAAGCCGAGGTTCAACAGATTTTTGAGTAAATTCAAAATTTAAAACTTATATAATTACCTACTTGGTCTAGGTAAATATGTTATACCAATTTAAGTAGCATAGAAATACAATAAATATGGCTACATAGAGGAATATCATGTCAAATCAAAAGATCAATGTAGGTAATCAAAGTAATGACGGTACTGGTGACAGTATCAGAAAAGCGTTTCAAATAGTTAATGATAACTTTCAAGAACTATACGGTCTTGCCGGGATAGGCGATGGCTTATTTTTCAACAAATTAAAAGATACTCCTCGAAGCTATCTGGCCAGCAGTTCTACCTGGCCTGCAGTTATCATTACTGATAACATCGGCGGATTTTATGGAACCCTAACACAAAAATACCTAGTAGGCGACGGTTATATTGTCGTTGACAACACTGCTAGTAATATTATTAAAATATCACAGACAAATTTAAATCTCTCGCTTGATGCGAGTCCGAAATTAGGAGGAGACATAGACGGCCGGCAATACCGAGCATTGAATTTTGCTGATCCGGTATTACCTCAAGATTTAGCCACCAAAAATTATGTAGATACAAACACTCCAGGTAGCATAGTTAATTTATATGTATCCACTAATGGGCGTGACACCTTTCCATTATATGTAGACCCTGGCAAACAAGGTCGAAGTTTAAGAACAGCATTTGCTACTATTAACAAAGCATGCCAGGTAGCAGAATCTATCATGAGTACTTCTACCCAACAACTAGGTCCATACCAGAAAGACATAACACTTAATAGCGGAGCAATAACTGCTACTATCTATTCAACGTCAACCGTCAATGTGACATTTCCCGGAAATGTAAGATTAGCTGTAGACCTAACAGGATACAGCGTTGGTACAGATCAATGGAGCAACAAAGAGCTTCGACCAGGCCATTTTGTATTAGGTAAATCCAGTAATACACTGGGATTTATCGAAGCACTGGGGCAGACAACTACTACTAGTGGTGTTAGTATTATCAATATCGAATATTATGATGTTCGTGTATCAACTAATAGCATAGGAAAATCATTTTTCCCCGGAGAAACTTTACAATATACGGATAATGTGCCTACTACAAACATTACTATTTTTGTAGAAAGTGGAGAATACTTCGAGCAGTTACCTATCCGTGTTGTACAAAACGTCAGTATACGCGGTGACGAATTTAGGCGAGTGATCATCAAACCAGCGCCTGGTCGAAGTACCAGCAAGTGGAGCACTTCTACTTACTTCAGACGGGACGATAACTTCGACGGGCTAACAAGGACCAGTAATGGCGGGAGATCATCATTAGCGCCTCCTGGTCAACTTTTTGGATACCATTATTTGGTAGATCCCCAGACCACTAATCCGTATACAGCATTGACTAAAAACAATGACGAAGTAGATGTATTTCTGTTAGGTGATGCTACTATACTAAGGGCAATTAGCTGCCAAGGGCACGGCGGATTCATGTGCGTACTTGATCCAACCGGACAGATACTTACTAAATCACCTTACATACAAAACTGTAGCAGTTTTACTAGATCATTCGATAGTCAGGCATTCGCCGGCGGCGTATACACAGATGGTATGTGCGGAAATCAAATCTCGTTTGCTGTCAACTCTAGTACCTACTTTACAGGTACATTCACTATCAGTGTTACAGGGTTAAACAGATCGCCACAGGTTCCGTTTGTATTTTATAAACTAGGAAATCGATATGAAGTTGACTATATCTCAGGATTTAATCCTACTACCGGAGCAGCTGAACTTAATCTCAATACCAGAGCCAACGGCGGTATTGCTTTTCCGGAGGGATTTCCTAATCAGGGATTAATTACAGTAGCGTCTGGAGGGGGATCAGGTTATCAAACTCCTCCTATATTGCAATTCAGCCAACCAACTGAAGGCGGCGGTGCTGTGGCACAAGGTACTGCAACTATAGTATCGGGTGTAGTAACTCAAATAAACATTACTAATCCAGGCACCGGATACAGTATAGGATCTACAGCTTCTATACGATTCGTGGGCGGTGATCCTGTTTCTCCAGCCAGCACAATCATTATTAGTAGCGCATCAATTAAAGCTGGATTTATTGGTAGATTAGGACAATTCGTAGAAACACAGACTGCTGGTAACAAATCTATTCTAAATGCCGATTTCACACAGTTGAACGATTTAGGATACGGTATCGTTGTAACAAACAATGGTTTGTCAGAAAATGTATCTGTATTCACATACTATAATCAAGTAGCTTTCTATGCCAATAACGGGGGAACGCTTCGT